TTTTTACACCTTTAACAGCTTTTTTTCCTAACCTTTTTACTTTCTTAAGAATACCAAAACCTGTTCGGCTACCCATATCAATACCTCTGTAATCACCGCCACCAATACCTTCTTTTGAAAGGCTCATGATTCCGCCACTTTCATATAATTGTCTTTTCATTTGTCCTCTTGATATTGTCATAATTTAGCTAAATGTTAAGGCAGGTAAAAAATCCTGTAACCTCCAATCTACTTGGTTTTTGGAAATAAATCAAGGCTAGGCATTATGACTGTTACGTCTCTTCTAATGTCCTCTTCTGGTACCCCTTTTGCCTTCCAATCGTCCTCATCTTTATAGACTTCACCTGTCTTTTTATTACTTATTTTCTCTATTATATCTTTTGGTTTTATTAACATTACGTTGTTACCTCTCTTGGCTGTATCTGTAATATAGAAGCTATGACGTGCAGCTCGTTCGCGTCACTAGCTTGTACTTTAAGTATCTCACTCTCTTGTACGACAAGAGGGTGAGTTAAAAGTTCGGTTGTCGTAATAGTTGCTATGGTCTTAGTTTTAAATAAACTAAAAACATTACCAGAAGCATCGGTTAAGGTAACATCTAGATTACATCCAGAACCAGAATCGTTAGATACTAGTATTGATTTTACCAAAGCAACATTGGCAGTTGGAGTTGTATACAACGTTGTGTTGTCTGTTGATGTTAAATCTACTTTTGCATTTACGAAACTATTTGCCATTAATTTAAAAAGAAGTTTTGAGCGTCAACTTCGTCCTTTAATTCTTGTTGATATGTTGTATTTAATTTTTGCACTATACTGTCAAGATCTCTTACTTGTGCATCAGCAACATCTTGACTATATTCTTTACTAGGTCGTGTTAATATTTGTACTATCTTTGCCATTATCTTCTTCCATCTGGTTGTATATCTAATCTAAACCCACCAAGTTTCCAATTCTGTTGTGCAGCTGTATTTGCCACTTTTAAAGATATTGCTCTAGCTCTAGCTCTGGTATCCACCTTTGTTGTAGATGATGTCACTGTAAAAGGTCCAAGAGCTGAACTTGCTTGTGAGTCGTTAGAATAATTTCTTAGTTGCAATGTAATCTGTGTGTTACCTGTTTGAGATAAAAAGTCTGGTATAAATCTTCTTATCTTTGCAAAGAACTCACCATCTCCACCTTGTGAAATATCAAAATCTCCAGACTGTATGTTTGCAGTTACCGCAGTCACTGCGCTAGCTGTTACTTGATCTGTGCCTGTTTCATGTTCGTAATAGATAGTGCAACCATCTGTATTACCAACAACATCATAAGAGTTATTAGAGTCAGCATCATAGTCTGTGCCATGTGGTTTACCAAATACAGCAGAGTCTTGCCACGTTGTTCTGTCTAACGTGCTGGTAGTCCATACAGGTCTACTAGGTGTAGACTCAATATAATTGTAAGTTACACATCTATCAATCACTGTTGCACCAGAAGAACAATAGAACCAATTAATCTCACCAAACAAATTATTTAGTCCAGCGTTAATAAGTTGATTAGCTGTAGTATTTAAATCATTGTAAACAAAATCTTCTACTAGACATGGTAGTGATTGTAGTGCACCAGCATATTTAAAGAAGCCATTCTCTGAAAACCAGTAGGCAGCACCATCTACCTCCACCGCAGCGTTCTGTCCTATTAATCCACAGTTTGTACCTACCTGTGCAAAACCAAATGTAAAAGGTGGTCCAATAAATCTTTGTGTAAATAAAGCAGTGTCAGTCCAAACGTAAATTGCATCACGACCTCTAACAGCTCCCATAATTCTAGATCCATCAGCTAGTCTCTGTGTGCCGGCTGTGTTAGTTGCTGTGGGTGTGTAAGTGTTAATATCCTCTTGGTTAGAGAATCTTATAAACATTTCATCTTGTGTGCTTGGTGTTCCTATTGTGGTTTCTGTTCCAAAAAATACTAAGTGTCTATCAGGTGTGGATACGATCATGTCTCTTGATGCAGTTGGTGCCCCAGATATAATTGTTGCTCTTGTTGTCGTTGCGTTAGCAGCGTTTGAGTCCCATTCAAAAACTTGTGCGTTGTGTATCAACGCAATAATTTTACCACCAAAGTTATCTATTGACCAAAGACCTGGATCGATTACTAAATCTCCAGATGCTGCTTCACCCCATGCTACGAAATCAGATGTGTTTGTAATTGTTGCACCATCAGAGTGAGATGCTGCTGTTGTGCCTCTCGCCCCTCGTGTCACGCCTGTTAATGTATTGCCTGAGATTCCTGTGTAAGACATTTCTTCAGATCCTATCTGTATGTGATTTGTGCCTGTCGTTGGAAAGTTGACAACGCTTGTTAAAACAATAGTTGTTGTAGAAGCATCGATCGCTCCATTTAAAGTTGTTGTAAGTGCGTTGGCCACTGTACCACCGTAAGAAGCTAAACCCCAACCAAAACCTGGTAATTGTTCTGCTGGTCCAACTGAATAGTAAGACTGGACTCTAATACCGCCTGATGTTGTAGCGCCTGATCCAGTTTCATTTGATGGCATTGTAATTGTTATCGTTACGTTTGTTGGTGTAGAAGTTACCATGAATTTTTTATCGTCAAAATCTGAAGCTCCAAAATTAGATCCTGTGATAGTGCTAAAGTTATCTAATAATACTATGTCTCCAGGCACAAGACTGTGACCAGAAGAAAAAGTTATTGTGACTACAGCTGATCCATTAGTTGTAGTAAAAGCGCTAGTAAGTGTGTTTGTAGCTCTAATAGGGTGTATATCATAAAACACACCTCCTGAATAAGCGTATAAGATTCTGTTTGTGCCTATAATTGAAAACTTTTGACCACTTCTATTTACAATATGGTGCATAGCTCTAGCTGCACCTGTTAGTTTATTATTACCTAGTTGCTGCCAACCACCTATCTTTTCAGGTGTGCCATATCTAAACCTAACATTGTCACCTCCAACCCACTGACCTTCTGCTTGAGTGTCTGTAATTTGTTTATTGAAGCCGGGTAAGAATTGTACTTTTTGTAATGCCATAATATACCATTATACTAATTTTTGGCTAAAAATATAGTCCATTCTAAATCAGAGATCAAATCATTTACATAGACCTTTCGCTTCTTTTCTCTGCGTATATATTCATGAAGCTCTTCTAGATCTAAAATAAGCCATTGTTTTTCACCCTCAAGAACCATTTTGTCTGCTTTTGAATTAAGTCGTCCTTTTTGTGCTAGCCCTTCTTTAGGTAATTCAAACATATTTCTAACATCAAATTTATGAAAAGCGTTTTGGCCTTTAATAATACCTGCAATATTCCAAGAGGACTTTTTCTTTGGATATTCTATCGCGTCTAAATATTTGGAAAATCTTTTAACAATACTCAAATTATATAATCAGCTCACTATCTGTGTCTTCGTATATTCTACCTTGAGGAATAACATTTAAGGCTAATGAATATCTAATTTTTTTAGAGGTATTAGTTAAAATTTCATGAGCTAATATGCTTGGAAAAATTATCAACATATTTTTATCAGCTTTTATATCATAAGTTTTTGAGTTGTATATATTATACTCATTACAATGATCCAACCATAGTTGAGGTTTTGGACAATAAAATCTTATCTTAAAATTAACATCTCCTTCAGGATAATAAACAGCGCTTAGCCAAGAGTTTGCATGTTGATGACTATTTGAATAAGCCTTTGGTTTTGTTTGAGTGGCCCAAGAAGTTGTTATTTTAAATCCTGTGTCTTGTTTCATCAAACCTTTAATGTAAAGTTTTAATCCTTTATGAATCTCTCCTTTTAATATAGGTAATGAATCTAAAACATTATAGTTTTTACTAATAAGACAATTTACCTCTTTTGAGATTGATCCTTCTCTTTTAACATACTTTAATTTTTTTAAAGATTTTAATATTTTTTTATCATCACATTTTAATGTGGTGGTTGTAACCACATCACTAAATAAAGGGAATATATTAAAATTGTATTTATCGCTCATTTTATATAATTAATATTAATGTTTCTTCTTACATCTGTATCTGTGCAAGTCGTG